CAAGTAGAACAATTTCAATGTGGATTATTCCACCAGGAGTAGCACCAATCACAGGAGATAGTAGAAGCTGTACAGCTGAGGTATATGAAAACCCAGCATGTGATCCCGCAACATATGGAAGTGGATGGTATTCCAGATCTGGTGGTGAAGAGGATACTGCTGGGATCCACAGACAGCTTGTTATCCTCTGGGATGGTGTTGTTATTTTGAACACTGAGACTGACACTGGTGTTAGTCAAAATCCATTTGATGGCACGGTTACTTTTAATGGATGGACTTATGAAGCAACTACTCATAGGGGATCAGTTTATGGTTGGGCTGCAGATGGAGAAACATGTGGTCAGCAGGGTAGTGGTGCTGGAGACTACTGCAACTCCTTTGACATTATCAGATATTGATGCTATACTAACGTTTTCATACGAGTCACTCTAATGGCAAAGGCAAAAGTCGGTCTGAACAAAGATGGTTACGTTCCTGGTAAACCCAAGATGACCCGTCAAGGACGCTCTGCTAATACCAAAGTTTCTGCAACTTCCCGTAACGGTCGTCGTAAAGTTTATCGCGGACAAGGTAATAAGTAATGAAAGAACTACTGTTCATCTCACAGGATAAAGAGATGGCACTCATTCAGGAGATGTCATACAAGATCAAAATGTCTGATTGGGATATTCATCCTAGTAAGACCTGTTTCTTGTGTGTTTCTCCTGATTACTCTAGCATTGTAACTCAGCATCTCTCGCATTCACTATCAATGGATCGAGAGATTTTTCATATTGAAGCAGTTAATGTGCCATTTCCTGATGAGGATGTTTCTCCATACAAGTTGAACTTCGAACTAAACTTTGCTGAGTGGTGTCTTGATTGGGACAATTTTGTTCTATGTGAGGCAGGAGTTATCCGAGGTGGTAACTATACTTGGATTACAGAAGTCATCAAGAAGTTTAGTGGTAACAATTACTATACGCTTTCTTTATGCGAGAATGAAGGTAGTCGGTACAAAAGTGATTTAGTTTCTCTGTATTATGACAATTTGAAAGAAGATCTTCATTTTTGGTGGGAAAGACCCAATAATCACTGGCAATAAATAATTTAGGAGATAGTAACCTCCTAAAAAGTTCTTATGGACTTTTAGGAGGTTTTTTCGTGGGCAATCATCATCACGTAGATAAAAGTGAAGAATTTATAAAGGAAGGTATGACTCTCATCACAGAGGTAGAGTCAGAAAAGTGGCTAAAATTGCATCAAGAAAACAAGAAGAGAGAAGCATCAAAACCACCAGAGGACAGACTTTCAAGACCATGTGGTGGTCAGGGTGGTTTTGACGACTTTGTAGAAAGGTGGTCTCAGTGACAGTCTAAATAAATATAAGACGATGTTATTAGTGCCTCATGGCGCAACAAAAATCCAGGTCATTCAAAGATATAGCATTTTCTTTTGATAGGCATCCTAAAACAAAGGATATCCTTATCAAAAAGAATGAGCAGGCTATTGTGTCTGCAGTGAAGCACTTGATTTTGACTAATAAAGGTGAAAGACCATTTCAACCAAATTTAGGTACAGATATCAACCGTTTATTATTTGAAAATATTGACGTTGGTATCGCGGCAAGGTTATCTGAAGAAATTGAGTCTTTGATAAAGGGTTATGAGCCAAGGGTAGAACTAGACTCTGTAACTGTTACTCCAGATTATGATAATAATGGTTTTTCTGCCGAGATCAATTTTTATATTATCGGTATACCATATCTTCAAACTGTAGACATGTTTTTAGAGAGCACTAGGTAATGGCAAATACAAAATTAACAAGTTTAGATTTTGACCAGATAAAGGCAACGCTAAAGGATTATCTAAAGAATAATACCGATTTTAGCGATTATGACTTTGAAGGATCTGCCTTATCTAATATCGTAGATCTTCTGGCATATAACACATCATTTCAGGCATTTATGTCTAATATGGTGGCAAACGAGTCGTTTCTGAGTTCATCTGTTCTCAGAGACAACATCGTTCTGCATGCCAGAAATCTAGGATATCTACCAAGATCCGCAAAATCATCAAGTGCAGCGTTTACATTCAGTGTTTTCTCTACATTTGATGGATTGGTAGGAAGTGCTCCAGCATCTCTGACTATTAGATCTGGATCAGTATTTACTGCAGTAAAAGACAACAGTTCATACACATTGTCGACTCCAACCGACAGTACCACTCCTTTGGTATATGTTGATCCTCAGTCCACTTCTCTAGGCGCTACAGCGTCTTTCTCGGGGGTCTCACTGTACGAAGGAACATACCTCACATCTGTCTTTGATGTTTCAAGACAAGACTTAGATCAGAGATTTATTCTTGAAAACCCAGGTATTGACCTTGATACATTGGTTATCAATGTTGCACCAGACAGAAACAGCACAGAAAACGTTCTTTACGTCAGATCTACTAATATTACACAACTGACATCAGAATCAAAAGTATATTTTGTCCAAGAAATTGAAGACGAACGCTACGAACTGATTTTTGGTGATGGTGTCATTGGTGAACAATTACCTGATGGTTCTAGAATCACTGCATCATACATTATTTCGAATGGAAGTGATGCAAATGGTATTCAAGGCAATGAAAACTTTGTATTCTCTGGAAATGTAACCAATAATATTGGAGCAGTACCAAGTCTTCAAACAATTACAATTTCAAACTCCCCAGTTACTGAAGGTGGTGCAGAGATTGAGTCAATTGACTCAATTAAGTTCCAAGCACCCAGATTCTATTCTACTCAGAATAGAGCGGTGACTGCCTCTGACTATGAAACGATTACCAGACTTGTTTATCCTAACGTTGATGACCTATTTGCATTTGGTGGTGAGGAATCTTCACCCCCTGAGTATGGAAGAGTCAAAATTGTAGTAAAACCAAAATCTGGTGATAAATTATCTGGAAGTTCTAAGAGTTTTATCAAACAGAAACTACAAAAATATAAAGTAGCATCTCTGTCGGTTGATATTATCGATCCAGCAGTTGTTTACCCTGTTATTGACTCTACGGTTTACTATAATGCAGATCAGACCACATCAACTGCAGCAGAAATCAAGAGTTTGGTAGAAACTGCAATTGATTTGCATGAGGCATCAACAGCGTTGAGTAAATTTGGTGGAAAATTAAAATATAGTAAATTAGTTTCAGTGATTGACGACACTGACATTTCTATTAGTAGAAATGACACTAAGATTTTCATGCGAAGGGATTTGCAAGCAGTTCTGAATACAAATGCATCCTATGAACTGTGTTACGTAAACGCTTTTGAAATTGACACTGATGCACCTGTCCTATCCTCAACAGGATTCAATATTCAGGGTTATGATGATACCCTATTCCTGGAAGATGACTTCTCAGGATCCTTTGTAAATAGTAAGAGAACTACAAAAAACGTTCGTGCATATTATCTGAACAATTCTATCAAAACTTACCTCGGTGAACCGCTTGGTACTATTGATTATGAAACTGGTGAGATTTTATTGGGTCAGAAATCATCTTTGGTCATCACAGGTACGTCAGAACCTGGTTCGGTTGTGAAAATTACAGTAAAACCAAGAAGTAACGATATCTTCGCAAGAAGAGAAGTATTTTTATCCTTAGTCAAGAGAAGCATTCAAGTTTTAGCGGAGTCGTAAAGAATGACCAACATTTCTCAATTAGTCGATAACCAGCTACCTGAGTTTTTCGTTCAGGAATATCCGCTATTTGTTGATTTTTTCAAACAGTATTACAGATATACTGAAATTGATAATTCATCATCATCCATTCTGAAGAAAATTCAGACTTATCAGGGTGCAGATTTTTATAAAGATGGTATTATCTTAGAAACCATCCTTGCTTCTGACGTTAGTGCGACAGATACTCAAATCACCCTTTCTAGTGACGTAAACAAGGATAAAGCAGTAGATAAGAATGATGTACCTATTTTTAGGAGATTTCCTAAAGAGGGATTGCTTCTCCTGAAATCAAGTAATGGTGATGAGATTGTACAATATAAGTCATTCGACAAAAATACGGGTGTTTTTAGTCACCTAAAGAGAGGTGCTGCAGGTACAGTTAAGTTAGGCGACCTTTTATTAGAATCTGACTCGTATACTAGTACAGATGCAGTCGCACATAGTGCATCTGATACTACAGTAACTAATATTACTCATTTGTTCTTGGCATCTCTGTTCAAGAACCTAAAAACACAATATTTCTCTGGTCTACCAGTAGAAAGACTAAACGAGAGTGTAAATGTACCGACTGTACTAAAATACATCAAAGATTTTTACAGATCTAAGGGTACAAGTCCTGCTGTAGAATTTTTATTCAGAAGTTCGTTCAATGACGAGAAGATTCTCGTCAGATATCCAAACGAGCAACTCATCAAAGCTTCTGAATCAACTTGGTCTATTGATACTATTGTTCAGGGAGACTTAGTAACTCTTAGATCTGGATATACTATTGATGATCTCTCAGGATTAGTTCTAAAACAATCAACATATGCTTATGATCCTTCTATTATAGAAGCATCTGCATCTATTGAAAGAATTGTTGCTGTAAAGAGTGGTGACAGGCAATTATATAGAATTTTTGTCAATAGTGAAAGTACGACAGGAACTTTCTCTCCAATCAACCAAACTCTAAGTAGAGTAAACTTTTCTTTTGGTCAAAAATCTCTAGTTGTTGATTCTACTGTAGGATTCCCAGAAATTAATGGAGTATTCTATATTGAGGGAGTTGTAGATACAAATGGAGATGCCGTTGCCTTTACATATGCAGAAAAAACTGGAACTGAGTTTTATGGTATTGAAAGTGATGCTCTAGGGTTTACTACAGCACAAAAGAATAAAAGAGTTTATAGTGGAAATATCGTAAGTGTAGTAGAAGATGTTACTTCTTCTATGAATTCTGCTTTTGCTGAATTTAGACCAACAGGAGTTATTACAGACTTCAATATTGTAGATAGTGGTCTATTATTGGATGAAGGCGATAAATTTGACTTTGTTCAGTCTGGTATTGAAGGCACTACACCAATTGAGACCTCATGGTCACAAAATGCGCCAGGAAATGAGTCAAATGTGAATTTGGTAAGTGTTTCTGGTCAGATGGATGCAACTTATCTGCAAGGGAACTATAGAGTCACAAAGAGTGTAAATGGTGTATATGATGATGGCGATTATGTATACGTCTCTTCCAATGGATTCCCAGATGTAATTGGATCAATTGGTAATATTAATGGTGGTCCTAATGCGTTACTTAGACC